CTTGAGCTTTCACCTCGCGGTGGTTTTGGAGGGGTCAATCCCTCTTACAGAGCCAAGTCCGTGATGTGTAAATCATTCGATGCTTACGCATCTTCATCTTCCGATTCTTCATCGGATTCGTCGAGGACTCCCTCGACAAAGATCCTATACATAAGATCTTCTCCTATCCGTCTTCCGACGAGATGATAAAGGTGGAGGACCACCTTTGTTACTGGGTCCCCCATGAGGACCCCACGCTCCGTAAAGAAGCAGTCGATAGGACATCCATTCCTATCTAATGTCTCCACTTGACGTGGAGCGCATAATGCAAACACAATCGTTTGCCTATACCATTGTGGTATACCTAGTAGATCCAACAATCTACTTAACATTGCAGTTGCAATGTATGGGTCACAGTAATCTGTGGCATTTTTCCAATCTGTTGAATATACAACAGATTCTACGTCTTCTCTGAAGACGAAGGCCGCACTTGGATTCTTGTGCGACAAACGCTTGAAAAAATTCCAAGCATGATTGGCGGCACCTATACCGCTTTCACTTGAAGGAAAGGCTTCAAGTATTTTAAGACCCATGTGAGACATGGGATGTAAAAGCAGCGCATGCTGCAAAACAGAAACAGTTATAGTTCTGTACTTACCTAGTTCTGCGACTAGGGAAATTCGACACGACATCGAATTATTATTGTAGCATTCGCTACGATTTCTAAATTTTCCACAAGCCCAGTGGAAAAGTCTTTCACCTGTTGGTGAATTTTGATCGAGAATTACCCCGGTCAATTCTCCTGTATGGAGATTAACTTCCGGAATTTCCGGATTTTGTTGTAAAACAACACGGGCGGCCTCAAGTTTGCCACCCATTTCGGTGGGAGTAAAAAACTCCCCGGAATCTGAAAGCGATATTTTGCTTTCATGCATGACAGTTCCGAAGAACTTGTCTCTTTCGTCCTGGCCTCCCAGCCGGACAAGGAGATCACCATAAAGGTGATCAACAGCCGATGCTATCGGCTGTGCAAGGTTTCTCCAACCTTGTATATCTGACGGTGTCGTCAGAATTTCCTTGGTTTTCGCCAAGGTCCTATCATATAGGATACGGGGTGGTACCCCACTTGCCCTTGTTTGGGACATCAACATACCCTGTAGGTATGACAGGGGAGTTTTTCCCCTAATAAGTGACATAAGCACTTTCATTGCCGAAAGCTCTCTCGGCACATAAATGGACTGAACAGTCCCGATGGGGTTAAAAACCTCCTTTTTGATCTTCTTACGAAGATCCTTAACCTTCTCAAAGGTTGTGACCCGGTTTGGGTCGAGATCCCTGAAATAGTCAGGGAGAATGTTCGCGATTAGCGAACGTTGGATTTGATCCATTCTGGTCCAGTTCTGGACCTCTGGCGCTCCCGGGAACGCAATTGCGGCTTGCATCAACAAGCCGTCTGCCACAGCTAACATGCTGCGGAGTCTTTGGACCGCTGGTCCAGAAATCCTCATGGATTTAATGAGCCCTAAGGGCTCTTTTCCCTCAGCTGAGGTCATACCGGCCAGTAATCTAGCCATTTGTCTGCCAAAGGAGGATTCCTTTAGCTTTCTCCTGTGAAGGAGTTGTGGGAACCAAAAGGTTCCCTTTTTCAGAACTTTCAACGCAGTTCTAACGTTGGGTAGGTCCTTGAACTCTACCCGGTTTGTGAGACCAGTGATCTCGCGTGGGAGTCTGCACTCCCAGATGTTCTCTGCATTGAAGCAGACATCTATATTCGGACTTTCGATCCGACCCAGAAGGTTCTGGGAAACAAACTGTAAGTTTACAGTAAAGAGAGAGCGGTGTCTCTCTTCTGGCTTACACCTACACAGGTGTTCGCCCTTCCTACCATATCGTAGGATTGAAGTCGATGGAAACGACTTTAGCGATAAAACATCGCCCTGCTCCCAAGGAGCATGATCTGTCACCTTGACATACACTTCATCAGATGCAGGTGTCATTTGATAAAACTCTCGAAAGAGAAAAGGCTGA